TTCCTCGAAGGTGTTTACAATGGCTGGAGAAAGCTCGGCGCACTCATCCAGAATAACAATAATCTTACCATTAGGGCCATGCTTCTGTCCTCGGATAGCGCGAGATGACTCAGCCGCTTTACTAGACTCACCGGGGAACAAACGGATGCCATATTCCTCCATAACCGCTCCTGTTTTTAAGTCGATAGACTTGATGCAATGGGAGGATTCAACCAATTTGCCAGCAGGTCGAGCTACCATGCCATTGAAATAGCGAGTAATCTGGCCCCAGATACGCCCCATCGAGTCCTTGATGGTCGTGGTATTGACTAGAACTACGTTCCTCGTTGGACCAGCCAGCCACCAAACAAGAGCAAAAACGGCAAAAACACCTGTTTTTCCGCCTGAACCTCCAGAAGTAACAGCCAGCCGCTTGTTCTCAAAAGCTGCTTTGACCATCTTGACCGCCCAAGGATGCCACATGAACGGCGTGCGAGTGCCGGGGTAATTCCAAATCAGATTCACAGCATTGATGAAATGAATCCAGTTTGGGTGTCCTTTGGGATTAGGAACATTCCCATAGTTGAGTGTGCTTCCAGTAGGACATTTCATAAACATCAGCTCAACCTCTAGCTGATTCGGAGGCATGTTTTTCAACTCGATGCCATAGGTATTGATCGTCTTGGTCAACTGAACAAACTTTGGCTGTCCGGTAGGTTTCTTTTTCATTCTACTGATGGGTATCATTTCTTATCCACAGATTCAAGAACCATTAGAAAATCTCCCTTGCCCCTCTCCGTGAATGGAATACACTCCGACCCAAATGGCAACAGGCCTCACAGTCGCGGATGTTAGGGCATTGATCGGTAACACGATCTACCCTGGCAACCCTAATTCCGAACTTTTCCTTCCCACGCTGAATCAAGTTGTGGAACGGATTATTAACAGCGGTCAGTGGAAGAATATGTATGAGGCTGTGGATTATGATAGCACAAGTGGATACATTACCCTTCCAAGGCGTTTGGAGTCCATTGTAGGTGTTACACGGGTGAATTGGCCTACTTCTCCGTATGCACGGATGAACGAATACATGACAAGCGGACCCGGATTTCTGGATGAAACCAGCCGCGATCTTCGCACAATCATTGACCAAGGCGATGTTTGTATGCAGGAGGTTCAGACGCAAATAGGCTATCCAAGACTGACGATTGCTTCTGCGATTGACGATGGACTGGTCGTTCGTCTTTACGGCCATGACAGCAATGGCGATCCAATCTTCGATCAAGATGGCGTTGAAGGCATCGCCCTTACGTTGACCAATCCAACTGTTACGGCTTCGGTTGAAATGTTCGTAACGCAGGTGGTCAAGCCTATGACGGTTGGCAATGTGACGCTTTCCATTGTGGTTTCAGGAACTCCAACAGTAATGTCGGTTTACGAGCCAAGCGAAACAAATCCAGTTTATCGTCGCTACAAGACAGGAACCATTGTTCCACGCGATGACAACAAACCTGTTCTTCGCTGTCTTTGCAAACGTCGATTCGTCCGTTTGATGCAGGAATCTGATCTTGTTTGGCCCGATAATATCGGCGCACTCAAGTTTGGAATGCGAGCCATTCAGCTTGAGGATTCAGGTGGTGCAACAGAACTTCAGCTTCTTCAGGGATTCTGGCAGAAATGCTACGAAATCCTTAACCAAGGACTCAAACAAAACCGAGGCGCAATCCGTCCTAAAATGGCAATGGATTGGATGTTCTCAGCAGGCGAAACACCACAAACTCGATAATTATGGCAAAACAAAGCAGAATGAATAGACCAATGGGCAGTGGGCTTGACCAGTTTTACGGTCAGCAAAATGCTCCAACATCTTTTCAGCGTTTGCAGATGAACACTGGAGCACGCAAAGCATGGGGTGAGGAAATGCGCTCAAGTGCTCCTGAGCTTTTGCCGCCATCTGAACGAGGGGCGCAAGAGTCTGGCCGTGGATACTACTCAGAAGAACGCATGAAGGAACGTGAACGTAGAATCCGAGGCAAAGAACAGGCCGCACTGCTTTCTCCATTTGTTAGTGGCGCTGATTTAGTTGGTGGCAATCAAGCTCGTCGTTTGGCTCAAGATTCTGTTATGGGGGCTATGCAAGCACCCCCTCCTCCACAATTCCCTCAAATCGTTAAATTCTACTAATATGGCTACTCCAATATACATACCTGGCACTAGCACATCTCTATGGTCGCCATCAACTGATGTTGCCATTTTTGGCAATAAGCCATTTGTTGATCCAGAGCAAATGCGCCGTGATTTTGATACCACAACACCAACTGTTGTTGTGGATACTCGTCAACCATCGACTGCTGCGCCGACAAAAGTTGACCCGCTCGCAGCAGCGCGTGAATACGATGCCATGATCGCTAGGCGTAATGAGGCGGCAAGACAAGCTGTTCTAGCAAAAATTTTTGAACAGCAGCAGCAAGGCGTTGTTCCATATACTCCAGAGAATCCAGAGGCAGTGGATGAGGAACTACGCAGGCGTTTAGCTGTAACATCAGATGGTCAAGCTAGGGCTGTTCCTGGTCCTATGTTTACAGGATCAGTTCAAACCCTTCAACAACGTCCTACTGGTGGAGTTATCGCAGATTATGGTGGTGGCAATCGGGTTGTAACTAGCCGCTATGGAACTGGATATGCCACTACTAGACCGCGCAAAGGTGAAGCCATAATCGAAGGCAAGCCTGCATCTCAATGGTTCCAAAATGCCGCTAATCGGCAGAATACTGTAATTGATATGGGTGTTGGCAAGGAGCTTTACATTCCTGAGCAAAGAGCTGCTGAGTTTGCTGAAGGAACTCGCAAGCTAAAAGAAATTGAGCAAAAATCTGCTCAAGAGCTTTTGGATAAAACTGTAAAAAATGCCCAACGTAAAGCTAGAGCGTAATTATTATGCCAGTCATTGACCTCAAAGACTACCTTGGGATGCCTCAACAAGCACCTACTCAACCTGTGTTTCAATCGACAACACAGAGTCTTGATCCTATGGCTTTGAGGGCTTACGACCCATATTCAAATGAAGCGATGTTAGCAAATGTTGAAGGTCGTCAGCGATTGGCTGGCCTTCAGCGTCTTGCTCCTGCAATTCAGGCTCAGCAGGCTCAGCTTGCTTATGACAAGATTGGCGAAGAAGCCCGTGTTCTGCGTCAAAAACAAGAAGTGGAAGCTCAGGTCCAGCGTGCCACAGACGAACTTCTTGGAGGTGCTCTCAATCCTGAAAGCACAGACTTCAGTCAGCAGGCCACACAATTCTATGGACGCAATCAACTTGCATTCCTTGATCCTCGGATGCGTGAGGCGATGAGCTTCTTGCAAAAGCAAAATCAAGATTACACCACTCGCCAAGATGCGTTGCGTAAAGCACAACTTGAATTGCAAAACAAATCCTTGGATCTTACTCGCAGTGCAGAAGCCAAATTCCTTACAAGCGGAGGAACTACCGAGCAGCTTGCTAAATTGAGAAGTGCATCTCCAAATACTTCTGTATACACGACTTTGGTTCAAGAAGCTACTGGTGGATTACCTTTACGCAGCCGTAGTGCTGGTAGGGGATCAGAAAAATTGAAACAATTGATGGATGCTTATGATTTTACCGTTTCAGATTTAGATAACGCAACTAAAGAAGAAGTTCCGCTTCTTGAGGAAAGACTTAAAACAATTAGGAATAAAATTGTTGAAGAACAAAACGCATTTCTTTACCCACCGACTGCGCCCACTGCTGGAGTTGGCGATACTACTAAAACGACTACAACTCCACCACCCCCTCCGCCACCTTCGCCACCGACATCTAATATAAGTGGACTTTCGCCAGAAACCATTGCCCGTTTGCGAAATCTACCAGCAAATGAGTTACAAGCTGCCCTTAAACAAGAGCAAGAGAACCTCCAAAAAACTCTTGAAGCTAACGCTGAAATCAATCAGGCTTGGACAAAAGCCAAGACCGATCTTGAGAATAAACTCAAAGAGATTTTGCCAGATAAACCTAATCAAATTGGCATCAATCCATTGGAGCAATTTGCTAAACAAGTTGTTAGTGGAGTTCAAGCTAAAGGCAGGACTCAAGCGCCCCAGTCATTCTCGGTGAGTCAATTTGGACAAACTGGCCCGGTTTCTATCTCGGTTCCAGTGTGGCAAAATGTTCTTGAGGATATTGGTATCAATCCATTTGATAAAGCATTTACTGAACCAG